GTCAACTTCCTTGTAGTTGGGCTGCTCGTCGAGCTGGCGCCGCACTTGGTTGTCGATGATGTCATTGGCAGCTTCGATGAGGAGTTCCAGTTGCTTGGGATCGTCGCCGTTGGCAATCCGGCGAATGTCCTCGGCCGTCAGGTAGGGCGGTTGGTAGTAGACGCTTTTCCGGCGGATGGGAGCCGGTAAGCCAGCAGCTTCGTTTTCCTCGATTTGCTTGCGCGTCGGGGCACGGAAATAGTAGAGGGTGCCTTTGGCTTCTTCGGGTTGCTTGTTTTCTTCGGTCATGATGTACTCCATAATTGGGAAGTCGGCGCTGGTGAATCTAAGGGGACGAAATGCGCCGGGGTTTTCCGTCGCCCCATGCCCTGAATTATAGGGCAATCCCCGGCCATCGGCAAGGGGTCGCCCTGTTAGTTCCTAGCTGAAGGGAATTACTTATTCAGCTTTTCCTCGTATTGAGCGCGTTTGCCTTGGAAGTAGGCAGCTTTCTCAGCTAGTGTTGTGCCTTTGATCTGCTGTTTGATGATACCGCCCATGAAGGTAGTAGGATCGCACAGCACTGTTAGCTCCTTCTGGGCGCGTGTGATTCCGGTGTAGAGTAGCTCGCGGCACACCATCACGGCGTGTTGCTTGTGGGCTAGTAGGAAAACCCTAGGAGCTTGCAAGCCTTGGGCTTTGTGGATGGTTGTGCAGTAGGCAAATGCCAACTTGTTGATTTGTCCGCGACTGCGAATTGGCACCAGCTCGCCATCGCCATAGTCAAGGTGGATTACGTGGCTTGCTTCGTCAGTAACTCCTTCCTCGGCGGCGTTGGCAATTTCTGCTGCGGATTTCTCCAACCAATCTTCCTCATCTTCGATGGTGCCATCTACGTCGAGGATGGTTCCGAAGCGTGAAAACTTGGCATGTCGTGGTTTGAGAGTGCCGTGGTAGGCCATGTTAGGAAATATCCCCTTGATTACCACCTCGTCGTTGTCGTAGAGCATCCGATCGCCTACGGCAAGGTAGTGACGCGTGTAGCCAGCAATTACCTCGATGATTTCCCGCGGGTTGCCAAGTGCCTCGGCGCGCTCGTCTAGCATTTGGGCAATGCGACGGCCCATTCGGTAGGTTCCGAAGTGTTTGTTAAATGGTATGAGTACCATGTCATTCTCGGGGTCATAGGTGCCAGCTTTCAACCGGTCGGTTAGGTAGGCAACGGCTATGTTTTCCGCCCGTTCTGGTGACGTGTTAGCTGGCCACCGTGCGATGGTAAGTTGGCCGGGAAACTGCCAATGGGAAGATAGCTCCGGTGGTGGAATCTGCTTACCTTCTAGTACTCGGTGGGCAAGCCGAATAATTGGTGACTCTAGTGCCTGGCGGTAAACTTGGGTCAACTCGATAACTGGCAACTCTAACAACTTGAAGCCGAGGATGGCTTCACCAAAGACAGGAGCCAACTGTTGGATATCTCCAATAAATATGAATTGAACCGGGTGGGTAAGTGCAGCCAGCAGCAGCTTGAATAGCTCCACCGAGAGCATGGAGCTTTCGTCAACGATGATGGTGCTAAGAGTGGTAGGAAGTGGGTTAGCAGCGTGGCGCTGCGGCTCGAAGCGAATGGAATTTCGCGTGTTACCTTCCGAGTCCATTACCTGTACTTCTACTGGCTCGAACTCTAGTAAGGCATGAAGGGTCATAACATTGTTAGCAAGCTGCGCCGGGACTTGCGCACGAAGGTTGGCAGCAGCTCGCCGGGTGAAAGCAATGCCCACGATGCCAGGAGTGCCTTTACTAAGTCTTTTGGTGTCCTCGGCCAGTATGGGAACTCGGTGAGATTCCAACAGGGCTTTTACTGCTGCATTAACCGTGGTAGTCTTGCCCGTACCAGCCGCGCCGATGAGACAGCAACTCTGGCCACTAGCAATCAGGCTGACAGCTTCCTTTTGCTTCTCGTTGAGAGTGATGCCAGCCGCTAGATTATGAAGATGCAGGTCGGTTTGATGGGTGGGTGGCACCGAACTGGTGTCAACTTCGGGCTTAGTGGCAGGTAGTTGGACGGTTGGTGGTTGGGTGACAGCGGGTTTGATAGCTGCTTGGGCCGCTTTGGCAGCTTGCAACTGCGCGAAACGCGCTTGGGCCAGAGCTTTCAACTCGGCAATTCTGGCTTTATCCATTGTTGGTAGCTCCTTCTTCCTTGGCAATCTGCGCGCTAATCCAACTTTCCAGTGCTGCGATGCAAGTATGCGGGTCGTTGGCAACTCCGTGGGTGAAGGGCTCGCCAGATGCTAGCAACTTCTCACACCACCTTTTGTAAACATCATAGTAGGTAGTGGTGACTCCGTCGTGGGCATTGCCGGCCCAGTAATAACAGGTGGGTTGGTTGGTGTTGTTCATTTACGATCTCCTTAATCTTCGTTGAGGGGTTCCCAGCGTGCTCGCATCCTCTCGATGACTTCCTGCGGCACGCCGTGGACATTGGGCCACCTGCCATTAGTTTCTACCACGATAACGTTGGCATCAAACCTGTCAGCAATTTGGAAGTAGGGTTCCATTTCAGCGATGCGAGTGAAGGTGTTGCTAACGACTACGTTATTGCCAAGGGCCAGTGCTTCTGCCGTCATCTGTTGGCACCATGTATGCGCTGCTGCAATCTTGGCTTTGTCGTAGCAATACTTGCCATCCTTCATGAAAAACATATCGGCCTCGTAGTGCTCGAAGCCTACTAGCTTTTTGGCAAATGTGCTCTTGCCAGAGCCAGGAAGGCCGCGAATAAGTGCAAGGGTTGCCATTTCTTGTTTCTTTCTTCAATCAAGTTCGGTAATCAACTTCTCAAAAAACCGGTTTAGCTGCTCTTCATTTGGCAACTTAACTACCGCATATGGCAAACAATGGGTAGATGGCTTTGGGCTTCTGAAACTCACTAACACCATTGGGGATTGGTAGCAGGCTTCCGGCTGGTCAAGCCAGGTGACAATGTACTTGGTGCCATCTCGTAGGATGCAACCATCTTTGATTGCGTCCTTCAGGGCTTTGCCACCGACAGTTGTTAGCTGAACGCTAACGTCTTTAAGCAATTCACGGTTTAGTAGCCAATTGCTGGCTACCATTTGCTTTTGCTTGTGGGTGAAGCGTGGAGGATACGCGATGGCATCGGCGGGTTTGCCCAGAGGGATTGGTAAGAAATCTGTCATTTGGTGCCTCATTAGTTGGTAGGTTTGCCAGCCCGTAGGGCTTCGAGCCTGGCTTTTGCCTTAGCTGCCATTTCGGCTTGGCGAGCTTTGATAGTTGCTAACTTCTCGGCTTCAGCTTCCGGGGAAATGGTAGGTTGGGGCTGCTCTTTAGGAGTTCCTACTTCCTCGATGGAGAATGTTCCATGCGAGGCTATCTTTTCCTGGCTTTCGCTTTGGTCATCCAGCAACCAATCAAGATCAGTTGTTAAGTTAGTCCTTATAGCTTTGGCATAGGATAGCTTTTTCCTCAAAGCTCGCAGTGCGTGGAGACGCAACAAGGTAGGATGCTGCCAATCCTCTAGCTGCTCGATCAATTCTTCTAGGTCGGCAGTTGTGAAGTCTGGAGAATCGACCAGGACTTCAGCAGGTTTAGTTAGCATCCACCGATAAACATCAGCGACTGCGATTGGTGTGCCGCTGGCTGTTACCAGCCAACGTGCCAAGCCGTCCGGCAAGCACTCATCGTCAATATCAGCTTTCGCCAGCCAGCGACGCATCAGCTTATCAAATCGGGCGGCTTCCTCTTGTTCAGTTAGTTGCTTGTCCCTTGTCTGGCGCTCTGCTATGAAGTCGGCTTTGGCTTCATCCAGCAGCTTTAACCAATTTGGGATGTTTGCGCAGCTAGGAGAATCGACCACGATGCTAGGAAAACGATCCTTCTGGAATCTTTGGCAATTGACCCAGGTTAGCAGCGAGGCAAGTTGCGCAATGGTAGATTCTACCAAGGCAGCCGATGGCGAAATGGGACCGCGCAGCACGACTAGCGAGCTTTTGGCTAATAGCGCCGACCATAGTAGGCATTTGTCCTGCTGTCCGTAGGTTTCCCAACGCTCATCTACCAACTCGCGCAACTGGTCAAAGTCGAGCGAATAAATGGGGTGGAGTAGCTCGGTTTTACGAGTTGGCAACTTGGAATCAGTGTGCCAAACAATACCCGTTAATGGGCATCTTAGTTTCATGCTTGCTTCCTTTACGGTTTTGCCAGTTGGTAAATTGGCTAGTTCCTAGCTGCTGGCGTTACTAGGTAGCCATGCCCTATTTTGGTGCATCGGTTCAGGGTTTCCCCGCCGATCGTCCGAATATAACACAAAAGGGGCGGAACGTCAACGGGTGACGGGAATCACTACATAACCCATAACGGATAACGATACCCCGCCCGGCCCCTGTCCCGCCCCGTTCCATTGCTGCTATCCCTTGTGGCCCATTCCCCGTTAGTATCTACCCCATTCATTATCCATTAGGAACTATTGTTTAGACTCTACTTTAATTTTTGAAAAAATTGAAATAGAGGAGCTACCCCAGGAAGGGACAAGGGAAGGAACTACAGAGGGTAGATAGTAGCGTGGGACGATGGTAGCGCGGGAATGGGGCGGGGAATGGGGCGGGATGGGGTGTGTTATGCGTTATGCGTTATGCCGGGGATTCCGTTCCCTGCTGCTGCCATCGGCCCATGAAAAAACCCGCCATTCGGCGGGTATTGTGGGGATGGGCGCAGCCCGTGGAGCCGTTAAATTTCCAATTCTCCAATGTCTGCTACCTTGTCGGCTTGCGTTAGCCAATTAAACGCGGCTTGGCTTTCGTCGGTTGTAAGCAATTCCAGAACGTCGGCATTGTCGCTTTCTAGCATGTCGGAAAAGCGAGAAACGAAAGCCGCCCGGTTGTGTTCTGCCATATTCCGGCCTTGCCCCAGTAGCGCGATGGTAGCCAAGAGCTTCGGACCATCCAGAACCGGTTTCCCTTGGCTGGAATAGTAAAGATTCAATGCCTTAATGAAGGTATTAGTAATCCATTGCTTCCATTGCTTCACCGTAAATCCGCCGTTCCTTGTCCGTTCCCCGAAATAGGTATTGTAAAGAGTCTCCACGTCAACCGAGTTAATGAGCTTTTGAAAATATGCCTTAACTTCGGCAGGGTTAGCAGGGTTAAAGGGCTGTTCACCAGCGATCCACGCTGCACGCTCCATCTTTTGAGCCTCTGCCTTAACAGCGTCGGCATAGATGGCAGTCAATACCTTGTCCAATTTTTCATTGCCAGTTGCGAACGTGGGCAGGGTAGCAGTAACGTCAACCGGTTCAAAGTTAGCCCGTAAGGTTTTGCCCGTTTCGGGATGCTTGAGGGCTTTCGATGTAATCCTAATGGTCGTGGTGTTGTTTGCTTGGGCTTGGGTTACTTGAGCTTGGGTTTCCATGATAAATGCTCCATTACGGTCTAATGTGCCATCTGTTTTCGATAGGCCGATGGCATCGCCTAATCTTCCCTTGATGCTGGCATTATAGCATACCTTGGCACCAATCGCAAAATTTTTCTTCAGGGTTTTCCCTAGTTCCTTTTGCGCCGTTAGGCGCTTTTGCTTTGTTAGACTAGATTATAGCATAGTTAGTTCCTTCCCTTGTGCCTTTTATTGTAACAGTTTGTAAAAGGGGCTGGCGGCTTTGCTTGCTTTGCTTCGCTGGTGCCCTTGCTTGCTTGCCCCTGTCTGCGCTTGCGTAACTGCTAACGCTAATGAGAATGATTCTTGTTTGCAGGAGGGGGTATGCACCTTTTTGGTGCAGCCAGCGCGCGGCCCCCTATAAAGCACCTCTCGGAAATTTCTAAAATTTTCCAAAACCTTTGGCAACCCCAGAGCTGCCATCTCCCCCAACCCATAATCACCAACCCAGCATCTGCCATCATCTATTGCTATTCGCGCGCGGGCGCGTTATAATATCAGCCATCAACCCACCAACAGAGGCCGCCCCGTGGACATTCGCGCTCAATTGCAATCTTTGCTAGGCAGTGGGGTATCCCCGTCTGCGGCGGCGGCCGCGGTCGGATGCGATCCCAGCTATGTCTCCCAGTTGCTAGCAGATGAGCAGTTCGCTATGGAAGTTAGCAAGCTCCGAGTGAACCGCTTGGAAGAAGCTACCCAGCGTGACCGCAAATGGGATAGCTTAGAAGATAAATTGCTGGCAAAGCTGGAAGATTTGCTACCCTTCATGGTGCGGCCAATGGAAGTGGTGAAAGCCCTGTCTATGGTCAACGCTGCTAAACGCCGGGGCGCCACAGCCAGCGATCAGCAAGCAGCCCAAGTTAACAACGTTGTGGTGCTACAACTTCCAGCCACCATCAAGCAGCACTACGTTGTTAACGATCGACATGAAGTAGTTGAAGTTGCAGGCCGCCCACTTGTTACTATTGACGGCCAGAAACTTCTTCAGAATCTCAAAGGAGGTAATCATGCCCAACCGTCAAACCGCCAGTTGGCAAATGCAGAAATCTAAAGCCCGCGAGGTAGCGGCTAATATCCTGGCTCGTCTGGCAGCTCAGGCCAAAGAACCGAAACTGCTGCCCAATGGTTGAGCACCAGGAAGGCTACGACCGCGAGCAGATAGTCCAGCTAGCATCCACCGAAATGGATATGCTAGCTGGATTAGCTTTGCCCGACGTGTTCACTATCCTATTCCCTCCAGTATTCAAGGCACTTTGGCAGCTCCTTTGCGACGCAGCAAAGCGCGTAGGTGACTTCACCCAAATTGCAGTTGGCCTACCACGGGGCTTTGGCAAAACCACTGTCATTAAACTGTTTGCCCTCTGGTGCATCCTCTTCTCAAAAAAGCAGTTCATCCTAGTAGTGGCTTCCAATCAAACTAAAGCAGAAGCCATCTTAGCCGACATCTGCTTTCTACTGGATGAGCCCAACATCCAAACCATCTTTGGTGACTGGAAAGCACAACAGGAAGTAAACCGCCAGGACTTAAAGAAGTTCTCCATCGCTGGTAAGACTATGGTACTGGCAGCCCTGGGTGCCGGTGGCGATCCTCGCGGTCTTAACATCCGGTTTTCGCGCCCCGACGTTATCATCATGGATGACGTGCAATCTCGGGAAAATGCGCTCTCGAAGGTACAAGCAGCTTCCCTGCGTGGATGGCTATTCTCCACGCTGCTAAAAACCAAAGCTCCAACAGGCTGTCTTTCTATCTACATCGGCAACATGTTTGCCAGCGAGGACTGTATCCTAAAGGAACTAAAGGAAAACAGCGACTGGACCAGCTTCATTGCTGGTGCCATCCTTCAAGATGGCGAGAGCCTTTGGCCGGAACTTCACCCAACGGAATCGTTGCTAGCCGAACTTGCCCGCGACGCGCGCGCCAACAACGCGCACATCTTCTTCTCCGAAGTTCTCAATGACAGTTCCACTCAAGCAATTACTGGCTTCGACCCAAGCAAGCTGCTAAAGTGGGACCCAGCCCGCGATGGACAGCAACCTCAAGGCCGCTTCATTATCATTGACCCTGCTGGCCAATCCCTCGACTCCGACCCAACTGTTATCCTATTGTTCGAGCTTTGGGATGGTATACCTTGGGCGCGAAAACTGAAGCGCGGCACCTTTTCCCCACTGGCTACTATCGAGGAAGCTGTCAACCTTGGCCTTGCCGAACAGTGCTCCTGCATCATTGTCGAATCGGTTGCCTACCAAGGCTCACTGCTTTTCTGGTTCAACCATCTATGCAAGATGCAAGGCATAGAAGGTTTCGACTTCCTTCCTATACATCGTGGTGGTGGCTCCAAGAACGCTGCCATCTTGTTAATGCTGCGCCAGTTGCAGGGTTACAGGGATGGCGATCATAATGTTCCACCAGAAATTGGCATCCATCCAGAACTGCTATCTCAGGTCCTATTCGACATAGCAGCCTTTAACCCTCAGAAGCGAAACAACCGAGACGACTTGCTTGACGTTATAGCATACGCGCCGCAAGCAGTATTGCAATATCGTTCGCAGATCGGTAAAATCGTAAATGAGACTTTCTTAGACCCGCAGGAATACGCCATCGTGCCTGCAACCATGAACTGCCCAATATGACTGATGTAGCAATCCCATCAACACTCAGCCCGCTAGCTGCTGGTGCAGTAGTAGATTTTCTCACTAAAATCACTACCAGCCGTGCTGTCAACTTCGAGCTGCGCACTCGCCTGGAAGAAGCAGATCGCCGCACCATGCGCGAGCATATCCAGGGCGAGAAGGAGCTGGAACTTACTGTTCCCATCATCACTCCGCAAGTAAGCTCGATGGTGGCTTACCTTTCCAGAATCTTCCTGTCCACTCCTGAAATCTTCCCAATGGCAGCGGCCCCTGATGCGGAAGATGCGGCGGATCAGTACAATGCGCTGCTATCTCGCTTTGCCGACATTTGGCAGTGGCGCCGGAATCTCATGTTGGCTTTTCAGGATGGTGCCAAGTACAACCTAATGGCCGTGGAGGCTTGCTGGGCTGAGCGTAAGGTAGGCTCTACCACCAATGAGATTATCCCCGGTACTAACGCCCTCAAGACAAAGCAAACCATCGAGGCAGGCTTCTCTATCAAGCACCTTGACCTCTACAACACATTCTGGGATATGACTGTAGAGCCTGCGAAGGTTAGCGAAGATGCTGACTTCGCAGGCTACTATGAAGTGATGACCAGCATGAAGTTGCGGCGCTTCTTGGACTCCCTTCCCGATAATAGCAACTTCAACCACAAATTGATGGATGTGCTGAAGTCAGTACCATCGGTGCAGCACTACTACATTCCGCAGATCAACCGCAAAGCTACCACCAGACCTGGCAACCAAGCTGTAAATTGGGATACCTTCCTCACTAACAACCAGCAAACTACCATCCTTCATGACGGCTTACACGAAGTAACAACCGTCTACGCACGTATTGTACCCAAGGACTTTGCCATCACCAAGAATGTGCCAGCTCCAGGGTCTCCGCAAATCTGGAAGTTCGTTGTGGTGAATGGCATCCATGTTGTGTACGCGGAACGTCGTACCAATGCACACGACAAACTTCCCATCGTCTTTGGGCAGCCCCGGGAAGATGGCCTTTCTTACCAGACCAAGTCGCTGGCAGAGGAGCTGTTCGATGTGCAGAAGTTATCTTCTATCCTCTGGTCGATGGAGATTGAATCTACTCGGCGCGTAATTGCTGATCGAGGGCTTTACAATCCCCAGATGGTGCGGGCGGAAGATATTAACAACTCGTCTCCGACAGCTAAGATACCAGTGCGCAATGCAGCATATGGGCAAGCTCTTAGCCAGGCATACTACCCCATTCCCTACGAAGATCGCGGGTTGGGAACCAGAGCTGGCACGGCACAGCAACTAACCCAGTTTGCCAACGCGGTATCCGGCCAAAACCAAGTGCAGCAGGGCCAGTTTGTCAAAGGTAATAAAACCAATGACCAATTCGACCAAGTAATGGCTGGTAGTGACGCACGGCAGATCATGATGGCGCTGCTATTGGAGGATCAGTTCTTTATGCCCATCAAAACGCTGCTAAAATCGGACATGCTCCAATATCAGCAGCCTGTGGAGGTATTTGACAAATCCAGCGGCCAGATGGTGCAAGTTGATCCGGCTATGTTGCGAGCCAGCCAAGCTGACTTTGTGGTGACAGATGGCCTCATGGGCATCGACAAAGTAATGTCCACCGACCTGCTTACCACTGCTATGCAAACCATCGCTAGTTCGCCACAGCTTGCTAGCGAATATAACCTGGCCCCGCTGTTCAATTACCTGATGAAATTGCGCGGTGTTAAGGGCTTGGATAAGTTTGCTAAGACTGACGCAGAGAAGCAAGCAGATCAGCAAGCAGCAATAGCGCAGGAACAAGCAATGCAACAGGCTAAGCAGCCTCAACAACCTACACAAGGAATGGTACCAAATGCCCCGCCTAGCGCCTGACCAACTAAAACACGCGCTCAACTATCCAGCTGAGTTCGTCCAGTATCTTCTCGATTTGAGAGATGAGCAAATCGCATTAAAGGTAGCACTGCGATTTACTCCCGATAAACCGCTTGAGTTCGCTCAAGAGGAAGCTACTATCCACGCTAAAATCATGTTGCTTGAAAGCCTGATTTCGGCTAATATGAACCCCAACACACGCACCCCGGAGATTTGACATGACAATTGCTGCCTTCCTCAAGGGACTTACTGGTTCCGCACAAGCGCCTGCGGCTGCTTCAGCTCCTGCCGCACCGGCACAAGGAACCACGCCTGAAGCACAAGCTGGAACTACTACGACAGCCCCAGCCCCTACTGCTGACCCTCTGGAACAATGGGCGAAACTCTTTACCAGCGAAGCTCCCAAACCTGGAACCACTGACGAGAAAAAGACGGACGCGGCCGATCCCTTTGCCGTCTCGCCTGAAGCACTGGCAAAAGCTGCCTCCGGTATCAACCTTTCGCAAGTTGTGACCCCAGAGTTGGCACAAAAAGCCCTCGGAGGTGATCCCAACGCCTTTGTTGAAGCCATCAACAAAAGCTCCCAAATGACCTTTATGATGGCTTATCAAGCAGCTATGCAAGCAGTTAAAGCTGCTATGGATAACCGCTTTCAAGATTTCCAAAGTAAAGTGCCAGACACCTTCAAGCAATTGTCGGTGGATGCGACCTTGCAGGGTGACCCGCTGCTTAGTAACCCTGCATTGAAACCGGTGGTTGACGGGCTGCGCACCCAAATCCTGAGTAAGCACCCGGATGCCACTCCGCAGCAACTCCAACAAGCCATCAGCGAGTATTTCAAAGCTATTGGCATCAGCCTCACGCCGGGGAAGAATGATGCCAAAGACGCGGCGAAACCCTCTAAGGGTATTGATTGGGATAACTTCCTTTCACTTTCCAAATGAGGTAACTCAACATGTCCACACTCGGTATTTTCAACAGCTCGAACGTGTCTCCCAACCAGGTTCGGCCGTCATTCGAGAAGATGATTTTCGAGCAGATGCCCTCCGGGCAAGCAACTCTGTTCGGTATCACTTCCCGTTTGCCGTCGGAGACGCTCACCAACTGGAAGCATAGCTGGTCCTTCAAGGACTACATGCAGCCGATGATCCGGTTGCTGGCACCTTTGCCCGCTGCCAACTCTGGTGCAACTACCATCGTTACGGTGGAAGATGCTGGCACCATCATCGAAGGCATGGTGCTGATGTTCTCGGACAGCATGGAACAAACCTTGGTGGTCGGTGTTACCGGCAACCAGGTTGCTCTGCGCCGCGGTGTTGGTATCACTGCCCCTCGCGCGCTGCCTGCTGCCAGCGAAGCCTACTCCATCGGTACTGCCTTTGAAGAAAGCTCGCTCCGGCCGCTGCCGCTGTCGCGCTCGCTGCGGGACGTTGACAACATCACGCAAATCTTCCGCAATACCTGGGCTGTGTCTGGCACCATCAAGGCGATGCTTATGCAAGTTGGCGATGGCCAATCTGCTGAAAGCCGCGCCGATGCTGCTATGTTCCACGCGCGGGACATTGAACAAGCCATCATCTTCGGTGAACGCTACCAAGGTGTCTGGAAAGGCCAGCCGCATCGCAAGATGGACGGGCTCATTTCCTTCATCAAGCAGCACGCGCCGCAGAACTACGTGCAAGCGCCCAACGTGCTCACCTACGACGCACTGGAGGAGATGCTTGACCCGCTGTTCGACATTGTGACTGATGCCAAGAACAAGAACGACCGGCTGCTGCTGGTGGATAGCCAAGCTCGCAAAGCTATCTCCAAGCTGGGCCGCTTGTCTGGTAACATCCAGCTCATGCCGGGTCAGACCAAATTTGGGCACAGCTTCGACAGCTTCCAGACCAGCCGCGGCTCCTTCGTCATGCTTGAGCACCCGCTGTTCAACACGCTGCCTTTCGCTAAGGGCATGATCTTGGCAGTTGACCTGTCGTCCATGAGCCTTGCTTACATGCAAGGGCGCAACACGGACTACAAGGACTTCAACCCCAATGCCAACTCGTCCAGCGGCGTGGCACAAGACAACGGCATTGACGCTCAAGGTGGTGCCTTCCTGACCGAAGTGACGCTGTGCGTGGAAGCTCCCAACGCAAACGGTGTCATCTTTGGCATCAAGGAAGTGGGTTGCCAGCCGTGCGTGGCAGCACCCACTACCTATCGTGGTTGCATCTCGGTGAACAAGCCTTGCCAACAAGGTGAAGTTGACCCCAATACCGAAGTCACGGTCAGCATTTCTGGTGCTGCTCCGGCATCTGAGGTTCCGGTGGCAACCCCGACTGGTGTCATCACCATCAGCACCGATGCGAATGGCAATGGCTCGGCCGCGTACACCGTGGGTAGCCAACCTACGTATCAGTTCACCGTTCTGCAATCGGCTGCCAACATCAACACCATCTGGCAACCTGCTAGCATCTCGGTGTGCGTCAAGCAGCCTTGCGATGGTGCTGCGGTTGAGAATGATGACAGCTGCGGTGCTACCAACCAGCCGGCACCCCCTGCTGCTGTTGAGTAAGTAGCCAACTGGAGGGGGCTTCGGCCCTCTCCATTTCAAGGAGCCACAATCATGAATGTCGAAGAACTTCAAGCAGCAGCCCGGGCAAAACTTGCTGCGAATAACCAAACTGATACCTTCATTGATCCAACCGTCGAAAAACCGATCCCGATCATCGTTCACCGGGTAGTACCTAAAGTTGACAGACCTACCAGCGCTGCCCATGTGCTAGAAGGTTTCCAAGCAAACTTCTCGATTCTGGTCAATGGGCGTCGAGTCATGTTTACCAACTACCGATTCGAGACCGATGATGCTAACCTGGCAGAAACCATCATCCAAGAGTATGGTCCGCGCATTTGGAGAGTGCAGTAATGGTTAACTTCCGTCAGCTAGTAGACCAAGTGGTTTTGGTCACAAACCGCCCTGACTTGCTGGCGGAAATCGAACTGTCTGTAAAGCAAGCAGTCCTGTTCTACCACCATCTCGACTTTTTCTGGCGAGACAAGGTAACTGGGATCATCAACGTTACTACCGGCCAGAGCGCGCGCCATGAGATACCACTGACTAGGTTCCCCCGGATGCGCGCCCCCGCCGAAGTAGCTCCATACTTCGCCCGCCAGGAACGCTGCGGTAAACCGCTACGCCGGCTGACTAGGCTGGGTGAGTATGAGTGCGAGTGGTGGATGCTAACTCCTACGTCCTTAATCATTCGCAGTGCAACTCCGACTCACCAATTCCGGTTTACCTACTGGCAGAACCCGGTGTTGGCTCCAGAGGCAGAGTTCCAATCTTGGGTAGCTGACCTTTACGAGGATGCAGTAGTAGATGCAGCTTGCGCAAAGATGTTTGAAATGGTGCGCGATCCGAATACTGCTGACCGGTACAGAGCCCGAGTTGGCAAAAAGGCGGATGGAGCTGGCCCTGCTTCCGGCCACTGCTTCCGCATCTTATCTGAACAGCTTGAACAAGACATAAGGGGTTACTAATGCTTGCTGCCTTAGACGCTACCATCCTGTTTGGGGCTAACAAGGTATCTTCCACTAAAGGCCCGCACTGGAGAATCCGCCAGTTTGCGGGCTTTAAGCTATCTGCTATGCCCTTCTACACCCTGAAGTTGGTATTGCAGAACCTGTCCAGTAGCTGGAATGAAGTTACCATTTCTCATGGTGCCAACATTGAGGAGCCAACCATCGCCACTACTTTCCAGATTCCTCCTGGGGAGTTCAAGATGGTGACTATCCCGGCTTGCCGAGATGGTAGAAGCCTATTGGTGAAGTGCAATTACGAAGTGGCCCTGCGCTCTATTGGTGGTATGCAAATTAGCAGCGCCTGGCAGGAAGCTCCAAATAGCCGGGTGCGAGTACTGCCATCCCCAGGCTTCAACATCAAAGCAATGCCTGCCAGCTGGGCCGGTGACGCACTTCCTGGCAGCACCTGCGACCTGCTTTTCAAACCCAGCAAGGATGCGGACGATTGGTGCTTCTTGGTTGAGCTTAGCTGCAATGGTACCATATCTATGTGTACTCTCGATAGTCGCACTCGAATGTCTGGCTATTGCTACTTGGTGGTTGACTCAACTACTCCGCAGTTCATGCAGCTAGTTGCTCAATCTCGTACCAACTTTTCGCTCAACTACAAAGAGTTTGCCGATTACCGCGGTGACTGGCAGGCTCCTAGTGGTATGGCAGTTTGGAATGTGTGATGGACCGAACTTTCCGCCTCAACTGTACGGCAGCTACTTTTCCACTTGTCTCTACCTTCTTCGGTCGGAGTGCTATGACGCGCTCCCCGGAAGATAGCAACTACATCATCACCAACGCCTACTCCGGCGCGCAGGCTGACCGCGACATTGGCATCCCAATGCCAGTATACATGCACAATGTCATGCCGACAACCGAGGGGCTTAGTAGTATTGGCTACAAACAGGTGGCGGCGCCCTTCAGCCAGACTGCTAATGATTTTGACCAAGCCTTCATATTGCGCACCTGGGATGATAGCCGCTACGTTTTTGTTCCGGCCAACGGAGCTGCCTACATCTATGATCCTAGCACTTCGCAGTGGTTGAAAACTGGCGATCCAGCCCACAAGCGCGGGGTGGTAACTAAAGCCTACCTGCACAAGAACACCTACATTTGTTACCAATGTGAGGGTGTATTTCGCTTTGATAGCGCCGCCGGGGGCTTTGTACCAGTCAACCTAGTGGGCCTAGACCCCACCTTCATCGAAGGCATCACCTACGCCAACAATTACCTGATCGCCTTCACCAGAGATACCATCTACTGGTGCGGAGAGCCAGACCACGAGGACTTCACGCCAAGCCTAGCAACTACTGCCGGCAGCGAGATGCCTAATCCCATTCGCGGCACCATCGTTTGCTGTTTGCCTATTAGCGATGGCTTCATTATCTACACTACGGTCAACGCAGTGGTAGCTCGCTACAGTGGCAATGTGCGTTTCCCCTTTCAGTTTACCGAGATAGCTGGCAGTGGCGGCATCCAGCACCCCAGTCATGTTACCAGCGACTCCAACAGCGACACCCACTATGCTTGGACCAGCAATGGCATGATGGCGATAGCCAAGGGAGATACAAGAGCCCAAGGCATCTTCCCGGAAATAACAGACTTCCTGACCGGCCACCTTCTGGAAGATTACATCGGCCCCACCGGCAAGATGGCATCTTCCAATATCTCCAAACAGTGGAGCAGTGAGAGCCAAAGCTGGGGAGACTATCCCCTAGGACCAAACAACCTGGAGATTTTCTATCACGAGAAGCCTCTCCAAGTGAAGCTAACCATGATAGCCAATAGGTGGCTTGCTATTAGTTATGGCCTAGGAGATTCATTGAACTGGGTTATAGTCTACGATGCGCTACTGAAGCGTTGGGGTAAGTTACGAATCCCGCATGTAGATTGCTTCGAGCTTTCCATCACCCGCCAAGCAGTGGCAGAAACCGAAGCCAACCACGCTTTTGCCTTCTTGCAAGCTGATGGGACAATACTGGTAGCTGACTTCGAGGGCAGAGCAACTGCCAATGACGCAGTACTCATCTTTGGTAGACTCCAACATACCCGGGGCAAAGTAATTACCTTGCACTCCATGGAAATTGAGAATGGGCGCCCGGGCGAGATGGTACTATCAATCCTCACGTCCCTTGATGGCAGGAATTGGCTGCCTGACCAATTTCCTTTGCCGCAGATTCAGACCAAGAGTCTTACCAAATGGTTGATGCGCACTACTGGCATCAACCATTGCTTTAAACTAACTGGCTCCTTTGATATTGTCACCATCCAAGGAAGCTGCATTGTTGGAGGTGGAAGATGACACAAGTTCAGTGGGATATCAATCCTAAGCAGATTCAATACGGAACTCGCTCGGTACTGCTTACTGGCACTGGCTTTGGAGCCAACGAGCTAGTCCACCTGATGGTGGAAACTCCCACCGAGTGCCCATATCGCTGGGAGCTGATTGCCGATGCTAGTGGCAACATCAGCGAATACATTGAACTAGCTAGTGGCCCCGGACGCTACACCTTCAAGGATGGGGATTGCCATGAGTGGGTTCCTGCTGCCATCTCCGTAATGGCAACTTGCTGCGCCCCGGCGCAAGTAGGTTGTTCTCTGGAACTCCATGTCAATAGAACCGATGTGCAGATGGGCAACAAGGTGACTGTTGATGTTGTCAATGGAGTAGCCAATACCAAGGCAGTCATCTACCAAACCTTCAATGGTGCTGCTAAAGCTCTTCCCATCCAGCTTGGAGCTGATGGCTGGGGAACTATCGACGTGGTGTTGGAGGAGGCTGGTGTCTATAGCTTTTCAGCGGCGCAGGGTGAATGTGTTACCGATGTGACGCAGGTAGTTAGCATTGGCAACATCAATGATTTCCCAACCGTGCCGGGGGATAGTTGCACTGGGGTTATCAAAGTAACTCCACACTTCATTGTCCAATCAGTTGCTGCTACTGCATCAGTCGGGCTGGTGTTGACTGTAGCAAACAGTAGCAACCAAACCCAGGTGGTGAATATTGGAGGCATTACGCTTCCGTTGGAACTTACCAGTGTTTTCCCGATCGCCATCACCAACGAACCCATCGCGCCCAATTCTGCCAGGGATTTCACTTTCTACCTCAACGCAGTTAACATATCAGACACTGCGCAGCAAGTTCCATTGGTAATCGCACCCAAAGACGGCAGCTACATCTGCAATGGGGCAAGTAGGTCTATTGTGGGTGGAAGTGCCAACCTTTACATGGAGGCGCCTAAGAAGGCATGTGGCATCCAAGTCACGCAATTTACCTTCGCGCCGGCCACAGTAACTAGCGGGCAA